CGTAATTGGGGTTTTTTAATACTACCAAAATTAACATATTATGCAATAGCGGTTCTTGTTAATTTTGCTCTACTACTAATATCACCATTCATAATATTAACCCGATATATTATATCACCATTCATAGAGTCCATTAAATTCGGGTCTAATGAAACTTTGAGATTGGTGAATAATAATACAGTTAAAAGTTTTTTAACGCCTGAAAAAGCACTCTGGATTCTAGTGGCATATACATTTAGCGCATCCGTGTATACTCTGGATACATCGAGAAAGTTACATAAATTGTTTGTAAATAATCTGATTGCTAATTAGCAATTCGCGTAAAAAAAACATAAACATAAATTTCATTATATTGTAGTATCATGAAATTTTACGAATCGCATTATGAGGAATACATAGAATCTATGAATAAATACAATCTGCATCCAGAGCTATCCGATATGTTTAATTCGTTACCTAAAAAATGTTCTGATATGAGCAATCTGATTCTATACGGCCCATCGGGCGCAGGTAAATATACGCAATCGTTGGCTATATTGAAGAGATATAGTGCGTCCGAACTGAAATATGATAAAAAAATAACGATACAAACGGATAAACATGATTATATGTATCATATCAGTGACATACATTATGAGATAGATATGTCCATGTTGGGTTGTAATTCGAAGATATTATGGCGCGAGTTGTTTTCCCAAATAGTGGATATAATATCTGTAAAAAACGATAAATACGGGTTTATATTATGTAAGAATTTCCACAATATACATTCTGAGCTGCTCGATGTATTTTATAGCTATATCCAACAATATTCACATTACAAATCAACTATAAAAATACATTTCATACTGTTGACCGAGCATATCAGTTTCATACCAAATAATATAATACAAGCATGTCAACTGATAAATATATCGAGACCAACAAAATTGCAGTATAAAAACATATATGTTCCGGCAATTAATGAGCCGACTGGGGCTATTCTGGATAACTTTTCGAAGAAAATCGGTGCTGGATATGATATGTCTGAATCTAACAACATGAATATAATAAAACAAATCAAGTCAAATGAGATATTGAATTGTAAAGAGTTGAAATCATTAAGTAGCATTTCCAATGGGAAAATACCAAAGGATATATTCAATGTAGTATGTGATAATATAATTAATGAAATGACCTCACCGAGCAAACTGTCGTATATTACATTTAGGGATGCGATATATGATATGTTGGTATACAATTTGGATGTGGCTGAATGTATATGGTATATTTTATATTTTTTCATAAAGAATCGTTCGATAAAAGACTGTGATTTGTCAGATGTTCTCGACCGGTGTTACGTATTCCTTAAATATTATAATAATAATTATCGCCCGATTTATCACTTAGAAAGTATTCTGTTTTACTTTATAATAAAGATACGACGATATGAATGCTAGAATAGCGTGTGGTTTATTAAATATAAGTGACGACGAGTTATCTGATATGGACACAATCAAACGCAAATATAGAATCAAGGCGCTCATGTATCATCCTGACAAAAATAGGTCGGCCGACGCATGTTATCGATTTGGGGAAATCCATGAAGCTTACGAATTCTTGTCTAACAATGCAGATTTGGAATCAAAGTCTTATAAAGATTTATTGTCAGATTTTTTAAAAAGCAACAATACGGAAGGTGATTTATTCAATGTGATTTTAAACAAACTATCACAAACATGTGAAGACAAGACTCTTCAATTTCTGAGAACGGTTGACAATAAAATACTTACGAGGCTATTTAAATTATTGACATTGTATGTCGACATATTACATATATCGGTTGATTTCATGAATGAAGTGAAGAGCATGATAAAACAAGATGAATGTATAATTCTCAATCCGAAACTGGTTGACATAATGAGCGACAATATATATAAACTGACAATAGATGATAAAATGTATCTGATACCACTATGGCACCGCAAATTGATATATGACAATTCGGGTTCGGATTTATATGTAGTATGTTCTCCGATATTACCTAGCAATGTATTGATTGATGTTGACAATAACATAGTGGTAGGTCTCAAGTATAAAATATCTGAATTGTTTGGAAAAAAGGAGCAAGGGTTTATTGTTGGTGACACCGAGTTTAAATTTAATGTAACCGAATTGAGATTGGTTCAACAAAATACAATAATATTATACAATGTTGGATTATCGCGTGTCAATATGGACGACATATATGACGTAACTGTTCGAGGTAATATTATAGCAAATATTGAGCTGGAGCAATACACCCTTGAAGATTTAAAATGGGACGATTTATCGCCTACAAAATAAAAATCAAGTGTGTAAATCAATAAGTTGTGCTTCCACAAATGTGGTCTTAACAACGATTGTCTTACTTTTTCCTGTTTTCTCTACAACAGGTGAAAGACATTGCTTGCGAGAAAATTCACTTGGTCTTGTTTGGGTTTTCATCCAAGACCTTGTTAGTTTTCTCATATTCACGGCAGAATTAGCATCTCGTGTTCTAAATACGGTTTCTTTGTTTTTACAACTCACGCAACAGAACAGACGATATACATCCGTGTTTTTCTTATCTTTATAATGTTTCAATTCCTTACAGCAATCGCAACATAGTTTGCTGGTATTGAACTCGTTGATTGTTATAGTATCAAATCGTTTGTGGATTTGCTTCCTCAATCCCTGATTCATCGTAGGCATAAAATGTTTCATTTGTGTATCCCTGCTCCAATTACCATAACCAATAAGGATATTAGAACCGAATGTTTCTTGGATTTTATTTAGGAATGTATCTATGCTTTTCTTACCATAACTGTATTGACGGAATTTCATTTTCCTCCATACTTCTCGTTTGTAAAACTCTCCAACTTCTTTATTCATTTTGGTCTTTGCTACTAAATATCGTTTGAACATTGATACATCAATCGTCTTACTATTTTCCAACGATAAACGAGTTTCCTTTTCAGTTATTTTATATTTTTTCTTCATTTGTAATAGAATGCGTTGGTTGCGTTTCCCATAACTTTCGACCTTTCGCTGTTGTGCTGTATATTGTAATTTCTTACCATTCTCATCCATCATATACACCAACGATTTTTTACCAGGATCGCATCCAACTACATTTCGGTCTTTCAATCCATCCAGTTGCTCTTTGGATAAATCCTCAATGTTATAGAAATTTTGCTCCGCAGTCGTAGGAACACGAGTTCCCCATTTCTTATCTTTCAAATCTTTTCTAATAAACAACAAACTACATGAAACTCCATCCGTTTGTATTTGGTGATGAAATTGGTAATGTGCGTTTTTGAATATTTTGTGATTGAGATTAATAAAGTTATTCCAAATAACAGTTTGGTTTGCTGTTATATTTTTCAATAGTTCGCCTTTCTTGGAATTTTCAGGACAGAACAAACTAACCAAACACGCTGTATCCAAAATGATATGCTTTGGAACTATGTTATTACGAAGCGGAAGCGGTTGGAACAATTTATGTTCGCCAGTTTCCAGAACTTCGTTCATATACAGCATTCCTTTCAAATAGTTAATAGGATTGACTTTGACATCATAATGAACTGACTTTGTTATTTTGGATGGTAGAATATTCGATAAATGAGTGATTTTCCAATCATTGAAAATGACATCCGTTTCATCGTTCAATGAAAGAATCTGATGTTTGAATTTGAAAAGAGTTGCTTTATCGTCAGTAGGCGCTGTCTTATTTACGAAACGCAAAAAATGTTGAATAAACCGTTCTTGTGCGTTGTTTGATAACGATGTATGAATTTGCGTTGCTAAATACGGTAGTAAATGCGGTTTATTTTTCAAATTGGTTTTCTCGTGGTTCAACAATGGTTGATATTCGGTATTGTAGAACGTTTCTAAACTTTCCAACAATCCAACATTCGCCATCTGTCTTCCTCGGTTATCCCGAGTTCCTAAAACTTTCAAACAATACAAAATGAATGTATCATCAATGACAGGCAAATCAACTTTATTGTAATAACAAGTAATTACATACAACCGAATAAACTGATAAGCATGAATGACTAAATCATTCATCTCAAAAACCAAATTGTTTATTACGGGTTGGACTAAACTGCGATTTTGTAAAATGGATTTGAGTGGTATTTTGAAAGTCTTGTAAGCGGACTTGTTAGTATTCCTAAACTCCTTGAATTCGTCTTTCAATTTCTTCTTCACCATCCTTATATTCTATACAAAGAAAATAATTATATATAGTTTTACGAATTAAAATTATATAACTCCTAAATGTTTTATATTTTCTAACTTCTCCTTTTCTAACTTCTCCTTTTTTTTCAAGTATGCTCTTTTAGCATATTCTTTTTTTTGTTCTTGCGTTGGTTTGTAATCACTTTTATAGTTTGTTTTTTTTTGATATTCTTTAACTCTTTGTTTATGTTCTTCTTTATGTTTTTCATAATAATTAATATTTTTTAGTAAGTATGTATTTAGTTGGATTGTTTTATTTTCTAAATCTTGTTTTAATTTGATATTTTCTTCTTCTGTAATTTGTAATCTTGTAATTAATTCATCATTATTCATAATTAGTATAGTATGATAAATATTATTTATATATTTTATCAACAAAAATTATTTTATTACTCAAAAATCGTCCCATTTTAAATCTTCAATGGTGTAAAAAAAATATGGTAATAATCGTAATAAGATTTTTATCATATAGTGAGCGTTTTGTAATTTAGTTTTTTAGATTTAGTTTTTTTAGATTTAGTTTTTTTTAGATTTATTTTTTAACAACAACTGCCTTCTTGACGACTACCTTCTTGGGTGCCTCTGGCTCGGGAGTTGGAACTGGAGTTGGTGGTGTGACAGGTTCAGCCTTTTTAATCACTTTCTTGACAGCTACTGGAGCTGGAACTGGAGCTGGAGCTGGAGCCGGTTCTTCTTCGGCATCACTATCTACTGCTTCAGTTGAAACTACCTTAGGCTCTACAATTTCAGGTTCATCTTCTTCGACGACAGGTTGTTTTTCAAGAACATCCTTCTCTTCGTTTGAAAGATTGATATGACATCTACCATATACGCTGTCAGTGATTCTTGGCTTGACAACTCCTTGAACCATCTTCCAAGTGAGTCCCCATCCCTTACCGCCAATCCAAATACCTCCACATTGTAAAACGCACGCGATATTACTCAACTTTGGCACAAAGTCTGGAGGAGTCTGTGTAGGGTCTTCGCTTGGGAAGATTAAATTCTGATTAGTGTCGTATAATTCAACCGCCCACTTGTTATTATAACAAGGAACCTTTGCTCTGATCGAAGGTGGCTTTGTTAAATCGATTTTCTTGGTATCCTTGTTCTTACTGTATTTTAGAAATGGGAAGAATGTATGTTTGCACAATTCGCGTGACATCGTCTCACCCCACCATAACTCGGAATTACTTACCGCCTCGTCCAAGATTTGATTCTCGAACACCTTTAATTTTTCTAAGAATGCTGTTGTAGATGGAGTCGCATACTCATCATTTGGGAAGTTGAGAGATACACTGAATTTACCGTCTGCTTCGCCCGTTTTCTCATCAACGAAGTCGTTGATTCCCCATGTCATCATGAGTGGGGTTGAGATATGTAGAGATCTATTTGTCTGTTTACTGATTACGTTAATTGCTTTACCACCTTTATCGTTGACTTTAGGTGGCATAAATTTGAATGAAGAAGGAACCCATTCGGATACGGATAATACAACTGGTTTGGCTTGAGTATATGCTGACATTTTTTATTAGGAGCTAATTTGATACATAATACATGGTCCAATCTTTAAATCAATTTTTCATATTATTTTATAAATCTGTTACGATAATTGATGTAGATTATTATGTTTTTGTAAAAATTAAAACCAAAAGCGCACGCAAAAAACACAAAGACAAACACAAACACAAAAATAAAAATCGATTTAGAATTATAATACGATACTAATATAATGGCAGTTCTCTCCAAGTTAGCAGTGTTAGATATAATTCCGAATAAAATAAATTGGAATGACTATTTCAAGGATACTAATTGTATAAGTAAATTAAAATTACATGAGCTGAAAGCAGTTGCTAAATACAATAAATTGCGAGTATCCGGAACAAAGGTCGAATTATTCAATAGGATAATTGATCATTTCAATAAAATCAAGTCCGCAATACGTATCCAAACGATATTCAGGCGCAAACTTATAGTCCTATCTATAAAATCAAGAGGAATTGGATTGTATAACAGGAAAAAATGCGTGAATGATATTGATTTTTACACACTTGAACCTATATCCAATATTTATTATACAGACTTCTTTAGCTATACTGATACTACCGGATTCACATACGGTTTCGAATTGAATTCACTGAGTATGATGTTGGAAAAACAAGGCAAATTGATAAACCCATATAATCGCGAATATTTAGATACAATCACTAGTAATATCATAATAAAATTAATAAAGATGTCTGAGTCCAAACAGATTCCAATATCAGAAAATGAAAAGATGCGAAGCTTGATAACAGAGTCCCGAACGAAATCGGATGATGTGCGCATACAGGAATTATTTTACTACATAGATCATTTAGGAAATTACACGCAGAGTTCCTGGTTCTCCAATTTGAGTATTGAACGATATAGACGTCTGATTATACGTTTATATGAAATATGGAGATTCAAAGCAAATATGTCATCCGAGGTGAAATCCAAGATATGTCCTTATTTCAATCCATTCCGGGATGGTTTAGAAGAAACCATTACATCGAACGGTGTTCAATTTTCGGTTCTTCAAGATATCGACAAATTAAGGAGAACTTGTCTGACTGTTATGGAAAATATGATATATACTGGAGTAAATGACGACTTTAAGCGCATTGGTGCGATGCACGTACTCACCGGTTTGACTCATGTATCTGTGGAGGCTAGAACGGCAATTCCTTGGTTATACGAATCGGTTGTGTTTTAGTAGGGACCCTTCCTTTTATTTTAGCTTCATCTAGCATGTTGTAATTTATATTAATGCGTTAAACTACTTAAAAAAATAGAGTATACTACTGTATATAAGAAGCAATGGTCAGAGCATCCAAACCCGAAAA